GATGTAGTCCTTTCCATCGTTTACCGTGCCGACGGTGATGCCGTTTTTGCCGTATGCGTACATACGGGTCACAAGGTCATCGCGGTCGGTGCTGACCGTTGCGCTGGTCAGCGCGCCGTTAAAACGCGCTTCGCAGGAGACAGTGTTTGGCATATTAACGAGGTTGAGCGTCCACGGATGGGTGGAAAAGTCGTACTGCCACATCATTTCTGCGGGCGACAAGTTCTTGACGTTGTTGATTGCTGTCCAGATGTTCGTCCCCGCGTCAAAATCGTATGTGAGGTGTTGCGATAACTCGCACGTTCCCATCTGCCAGCGTGTTTCCGGCTGGTAGGTGAGAAGCTGTGCCAGAACATCAACCGCGTCAACGGATGCACTGCCTATTTTGAGCTGCTCCGGAAGAAGCCCGTCCATCAGCGTGGAAATAGCGTGGTCGAGGTTGACTTCCTGCGTCGCGTAATTTCTGTAGGTTTGCGTGTCCGAGCGCAAGCGGAAGATGCCGACGCTGCCGCCGATGTGGTATAGCTCCACAAACTGCGTTGCGTCCATCCATGTGCCGTCCACGAGCGTCATGCTCGCGGTGGAAATATCGTCGATTGTCAGCGACAAAGACAACGAAGAAGGGCGCAAGCGCTTGATTTCTCGTAGATTTTTGTCCAGCAGACGCGGCAAACGAACGTTGTTTGTGTATGCTTTGCTTGCGTCCGGGTCTGGGATGATGCCGGAAACATAGTCGATTGTGAGGTAGATGTCGCGGACAGTGGGCTCAATATAAAATTCTGTTGTGTTATCCTGATGCACCGTCCCCCACGCTTGAAAGGAAAGTGTCGCAACGAAAGACGTTGTGCTTGCGCCGTCAGGAAGCGTCACGGTTGCGAATCCTGCCTCGTCCACATGAACGTCGTTTACGTCCTGCTTCTGCTGGTTACCAAAAACATCCCTGCGGAAGTCGGCGTGAACTCGCGCGGATGTAATCACTGCGTCAACAGGAAGAACAACCGGAAATGTAACTTTTGCTCTTGCGATTGTCGGCTTGTGTTCGGGGTCAATATCCCATCCAGTCGCTTCACCCGTCTCGTGGTTTATAATCAAGGCGCACTTCCACCATGATTTCATGGAAACTTCCTGCGGTGTGCCATATGCTTTGTAGTTAATATTTCCGCCCCCTCGCCGTAACCGTTAGCGACAAAAGCCCGTCGCCGCTGAACGACACCTTATTGATTCCGGGTTTTAGCGTGATTTCGTCGGCGGACTGCCCGTTTCGGTTTCCCATTGCGGATTGCCCTGCCGCCGTGATTTGCTGGATGCCGTTATCGTCGTGTCCTATGCGGATTTCCTCGCCTGTTTTCACGTTGATGTTCGTCAGCGCGATTTTTTCGTTGCCGCAACTGATTGCAATGCTTGTAAGCGTGTCGATTGCCACAAAAACGGCTTCCAGTGGGCAGGGCATTTCCCCGCGGTTGTAAACCGTCAGGATGCCACTTTTGCTTGCTTCAACTGTTTCCATTTTGGAAACAGTTGCTTCCTCCCACCACGGACGCTGGTATGCCGTCAGCTTGATTCCCAGCGTATCCGTCCACTTGAGCGCGGAAACACTCGCCGCCTCGATGCTGTCGATGTATAATCGCTGTTCCGGGCGGTATGACGTGCGCAGGTACTGTCCACCGCTGCCCCAGCGCATGATTTTACCGAGGACAAGCTGCCTGTGGATGGTGTTTGCTTCGTGGATTTCCACGGCGATTGTTACCGTGATGGACTGCCGAAGCTGCCCGGTGAGGTACATTCCCCCGCCGGGGCGTGCTTCGGTTGTCACGGCTTCCTTCGGCGCGTCCTCCGAAATGTCGATGATGATAATGGACGGGTCGAGGTCTTCCAGCGCTTCCTCACCCATCCACGCGCGGTATCGTGTTACCATTTATCGCGCCACCTCCATCAGATTTCCACGGATGCCCCTGCCGATTATCTTGTTAACAATGGGAGCAACCTCCGTTGCGACGGTTTTGCCGTCCACGCTGAATGTGTTATTGATGGTTGTTGGCGGAAGCCCGGAAACCGCGTTCGCAATTTCGTCCGGGTTTGTAACTTGAACGAAGAGAACGCCGTCGCTATTGCTAAAAATGTTGGGTGCGCTATTGTTTCTTAGGCTTTCCTTGTAGTTCTCCATCATTTCTCCAAGCGCATTGAAAATAGACTGCGTTACAAAATCTTCCTGTATCGTTCTACTTTCGATTTCTTTTGCTGCGTCAATGGCGCTTTCGATGGCGGAGAAAACATTGCCGCCCGTTGTTTTTTCTTGCTGTTCGCTCGAAGGTGCGCCGATGTATGTATTCGGCACAAATTTAGGGTGCGCTGCGTTGGCAATAATCGTGTCCATCATATATAGTGGCGGCATATCTTTTGTTGCTCGATTGTTCCACTGCTCCGCTTCTTCGGCTTCACGCTGACGCTGGTTTTCCTCCATGCGCTGTTCCAAAATATCAACGATGTCGTTCATTTCCTGCGTTTTCATTTCGACGAGCCGATTCCACCGTTGTGCGCGGGCTTTGATGTCGTCGGGCATTAGCCCATCTTCAATCATGTCCGCATAGCCGCTTCGCGCTCGTGCCTGTTCGCGGGCGCGGCGTGCTTGCGCTTGCTCTTTGAGCGTCGGGGCGGTTTTCTCGTGCGCAATATCTTCTTCTCGCTGGTCAGCATCTCCGCGAACGAAGAAATCGGATATCCACGGCTTATCTTCCAGTTCGTAATCAATTTGCTTGAACCCCAACTGTTCGAGAAGCGCATTGATGCCCGGAATTTCTGCTTCCAGCGTCTCGCGCATTGTGTTGATGCCAACCAAAACCGCGCTGTTATTTTCCGCCATGTATGCCGCGATTGCGTCCTTTTGCTCAAACGCTTCGAGCGACTTTTGCACGGTTTCCAGCATCGCCTGATACGTCTCATCGTCCGCCAGCGTATACCGCGTTTTGGTTTCCGCCATCGCGTTTTCTTCGTCGCGGGCGCGCTGGTAGTCTGCATTTAGCTGCTTGATTTCTTCCGGCGTTAGGTTCAGCAGACGCGAAAGGTACGCATCGTTATCGCGGGAGTATGTAGTAAGCCCTGACAAGATGCCAACGTCAACGCCAGCCGCTTCGGCTTGCTGCAAAGCATCATTGTAGGCGTGTAGAGCATCCGCATTTGTTCCGTACCAACTAAGCACATTTTCCTTGCTGTAGTCGGTTGCGAGCAGTTTATCCATTTCCGCCCGCGTGTGCGTTACCATGTAGCCCATGCCAGACGCAACGCCCTTGTAGGCTTCCTGCGCCTTTTTCAGCGTGTCCGCGCGGTACGTCTCCACGTCTTTCAGCGCGGTCTTTAGGTCTTCGAGGGCTTTCTTTTCGTCCTCGACGGCTTCGTTGAATTTTACCTGTTCTTCGGCTTCCGGGTGTGCACGTTTGTACGCTTCCCTATCCGCTGTTGCCCTTGCAAGCACGGTCTGATTCTCGTTCAGTTTATCGTTAGTTTCTTCGATTTGCCTATTAACATCTTCCAATTCTCCGGCGGCGGCGCTGCTATCGAATGTTTGCAAGCTCATTGCTTCTGTGAGCTTGCTCCACGCCGCAGCTTGCATGTCTCCGAAATCGAAGAGATTTATGGAAGAATCTCCAACCCCGCGAATCGCCCTGTCGACTTCATCATATTGCGATGCAAAAAATTCGTCAAATGTATTGGCAAACGTATAGTTGGCATTTGTTCCAGCCATTGTGCGGACAAAGGACTGATAGGCATTTTCTACTACATCATGATATGCGGCTTTTACTTCTTCAGCGTTAGACCCCACAATTAGCGAGTTTAGATAATCTCTGCGTGCATATAGGGATTCAAGCTGTTTTTCCGTTTCATCAACTGCTGCTTGTGCATCGGTAACGGCGGTATCATGTGCACCATACAGCGACACGCCATTCACGGTATCCACATACTGTTTAATTCTCTCTGTGTTGCCCATAATTGCGTCAGAGGTTAAATCAACGTATTGCGAAAGTCCCGGCATAACGTTTTTAAGGTTTTCGAGGGCTTCCTGCCACGCTTTCGTTGCCTTTACAGCTTCGCCGCTCTCCTGCTCCATGTTGCGCATGGAATTAACGATTGTGAGCGACTGCGCATAGGTCGCCTTTGCGTCGTATATTGCGTCGTCCCGCTCTTGCATGATTTTTTCGGCTGTGGTGTACTGGTATGACTTATCCGACAGCACGTTGTTGAGCAGCGAAATCGCGGGCGTTACAACGCCCAGCAGCCCCTTGCCAAACTCCGTCTTGATGCGGTCGAGGTTGGTTTGCAGCTTGCGCATTTCGTTGGAGAAGCTGTCCCCGGTTCGCGCGAAGTCGCCCTGCGCGTCCTTCGTGGCTTCCAGAAGATATTGATAGCGCAACGTCGCCTGTTCCGCCTGCGACATCTTATCAAACGCCTTGTTCATGCCCTTTTCGAGGGCAAAGGCGTTTAGGTTCGCAACGGACATATTGATGCCCAAAGATTTTACATTTATACCCTCGGTTTCCCGATATTTTGTAGGGGATTAGACTATCTCTTCGCCCTTTCGGGGGGCGGCTGGCACTTCGCGTCGTGCTAATCCCGACGCTACAATTAGTCGTTACACCTTCCAACAAAAAAGACGCATTTCTGCGTCATGTTTGTTGGCTTGGCACGGTATTGTCTTGCTTGCTGTAAATCCATGAGAACCCATATCGTTTTTTCCCAGTCTGTGCAGCAATTCGTATGTTAGCTTTTCCGTCCGGATGCCCGATATACTTAGCTGCTTCATATGCTGAAACAAACGATTTGTCCAATTCAGGGCAATAAACAGGCAGTTGCTTTCTGTTTTTTTGACGAAGGTTTGATGTGTCAGGCGTTCCATCTTCCTTTATGTAGCAAAAACGGTGTCCGCCTGCGTGAAGGTATCTGCCTTTGAGTACCCCACATATTGATTGTACCAATATGCCTGTACTGCGGCTTGCTGCACTAATTGACGGGTACGTTATCCCTGTGGTCACATCGACGATTGACTTGCTTGTAGCCGGTTGATTCATGTATTTGCCTTTCAGCGCGCTGCTGATTTTCGTATACATGGCTTCTTTGTTCCGGTACTCGCCTAATGTGTGCTGATTTGTCAGCTTTACATTGTAACCGTTGGGAACGAATGTATCAAGCTCTTGAATCCAATAGTTTTCGCGTTCCGTCAGTTTAGCTTTTAAGTCCTTCTTGTCTGCTCCTTCGACATACTCAATTACTGCGTATGTTGCCCTGATAGTTTCCCATCCATACTTGCGAATCGCATTCCCAAACGGCGTATTGCATTTCTTTGTATACGCCTCAAATTTATGCTTGTTGATTCGCTTTCTTTCGAGAATCATTGTTTGCCCTACATAGATTTTTCCGCTTGGGGAATTATAGCGATAGATAACACCTTTCAAATTTTTCACCTCAAAGGTATTATATCACAAATCCACAAACTTTTCAACAAGTTTAGAGTTTTACCGTTAGCGCATTTTCATGCACACCGCTTTTGCTTGCGTTCACCAGCAGTTTCAGAATGGATTCCTCCATTAAGCCGCTAAAATCAACGGTTCTGTTTCCCCGGAGATGCCGGAGCGGATTTTTTCAAATGCCGTGTCATGGTCGAGATTGTAGAACGACGCCATATCCGCCGCCAGCCCCGCCATATCCGTAGACATTTGAAGAACTTGGTCATCCGCGATGCCCATGGATTTCAACATAGCGCCCAGCGTGGATGAATACTGTTTCGCCTTGGTTTCTGTGATGCCGTAGGCGTTCAGCGCCTCCTGCGCCCACTTGTTGATGGTGGATGCGGAATCCTCAAACGTCACATCAACAACGTTCTGCGTCTCCACAAGGTCGGACGCAAACCCGATTGATTCATCAATCGAACCCGTGATGCCGTCGATAATGCTATTGATGCCGTTTACTGCCATGTTGGCAAGGAACTGCCCGCTTGCAATATCACCTATAACATCGAGGCGGCTCAAAAATCCGCTCAGCACACCGCCGCCCGAATCGCCAGAACCGCCTCCGTCGGCTGCTTGCTGCAAAGACTGGATTTGCTGCTGCAAACGCTGGATTTCTTCCGTCGCCTGCGTGGACTGCTGCTGCGCTTGCTGCAATTCCGCCCGAAAACGCCCACCGTCAAACGTCGGATGCACTGCAAAGCTATTCAGTTCTTGCTGAAACTGCTGCATTTCCTGCCGGATTTTATTCAGTTCCTGCGTGTATCCGCTTGTATCAATCTTGAAACTCGCGTACAACTCAAATGCTTCCGCCATCTTCTGCACCTCCCCTCGCCATTAGTCCGTTTATAATGTCGTCGCAGATTTCCTCTGCTGTTTTTTGCTTTGTTTCGTGCTTCTCTTCGCCGAAAACGTCGCTGTATGACGGGATTTCCAGATTCGCGCCGCCGAACGACGAAATAGCAAGCACCGTCATCCACGCCATATTAGCCATGTAGCAGCGTTTTGCTTCCTCCTGCGTTTCGTGCGCCAGAAGCACCCCCAGAGCGTGAACGTTTTGCGGGCGGTACTTGTACAGCACAGGGATTACATGATGCACCCCAGACGAAGCGCAAAGGTAAAAAAAGCAAACAGCGAATCGAGCGTGTCCTTGTCCATCATGGCGGCGGTTTCGGTGAAGTCCATTTCTGCGACTTCCTCCGCCGTCTTGCCGTGCATCGCGCCGAGAATCCCCATCGTTTCTTTGGGATGCTTTGCGTACAGAATCGGCAGCATCTTCATCAGGATGTCGCGTCCGCCAACGTCGCCCTTGCTCTTTTCTTCCACAAAGGCTTTCATTTCCTTGCTGTTTACCAGCTTGTCGATGTAGGGAATGGCGTTCGCCATCTGCTCAAATGCGGTTGCGCTATTCATGCGTTTTCCTCCTCAGATTCATTAAAATGCGGCAGGGCGCGAACCCTGCCGCGTGTTGTTAGGCGGCGGGGTCGAAGAAGATGACCTCACAAGGCGCATATCCGTCGGTTTCCAGCCCATCCTGATGCGCGGTAAACTCCACCGGGATAGTCCCCTCTCCCTTGTCCGTCCACGTCAGCGTTGCGCCCGCCGTGTTCAGCGCGTTTTTGATTGCAATCAGCACATAGCCCTTCGAGGTGTCGCCCACCCAGACAAGGCTATCAATATAGTCCGCGTCCTTGATGTCGGTGCGAATCTTGATGGTGTGCTTCTTCTCCGTGTCTGTCACGTCGGCAGTGCCGAAAGACCGTTTAAGGTTGTCTGCGTTGATTTCCAGCAGGGTAGTCGTCAGCTTGATAGTCCAACCATCGTTGACGCTGCTGCCTTTCCATTCCTCGCGCTTTCCGTCCGCCTCGATGCTGCGTGTGTTGGGCGTGCAGACGAACGTGCCGCCGCCGCGCGTTGCGCCAATCAGCGCGGAACCGCTTGTCTTTTCGCGCTCCGTTTTCAGCAGCGCGCCCAGCGTCGCCGCGTCCGTGGCGGTGGAATAGTCAAAATTGGCGAGAAACATCCCGGCATTGAGCTGCAAATTTTCAAAGGTGCTTGCCCGAAGACCAGTCGTCATTTTGTTACCTCCTGTTAGGTGTAGTAAGTCACGATTTCATAGTAAATCCGCCCGTAACAGACGCTTTTGAGCGTCGTGTCTACTTCGAGGCGGAAAAAGTTGCTATTGTTGCGGTATAGCGTGATAAAGCCATCGTCGCAATAGATTGCCGTTCCCTCCGGCGGAATAGCGCGGCGAACTTCGTCAAGGATTGCGGCGCGCTGCAAGTTTACGTTGCTTCCGTTTTCCGCCTGACAGCAAAGGGTACAAATCATTGTAGACTTGCCAAACGCGTCCCCCTCTTGCACCTGAAACGCGAAATAGGGGAAAGACGCTTCCTCCGGCACCGCGTCCTCGATGTATGCAGGGATGGGCTTGCCCTCGTAGGTGAAGCTGCTCCAAAACTTGTATAGTTTCCGCTGCAAGTCAATCACGCCGTCACCACCTCCGCGTCAGCCTCGCGAAAGTGCATATCGCTCTGCTCCGGCGTTGTCATGTCCCGCGCGTCGGACGTGATGCGGAAAACTTTGCCGTCGGAAATCCGCTTCACGCGGTCGTTCGGAAGCAGTTCCAGCATATCGGAAAACACGATGGTGAAGAGTTCGCGGATGCCGCTCTGATATGCAATCATGGCTTCCGTGCTGCTGTTGCGGATGAATCCGGCGCGGAACGGCGCGCCGTCTGTCCATGTGACAACGATGCCGCCCATGCCGTCGGATTCCGTGCGCTTATCGACGATGCAAGCGTCATCCAGAAAATCACTCCACGCCATCAGCCCACCTCCGTGTACATATGGCGATACGGTCGAAGCTTGTCCGCGAATGCCGCTTGCCACGTCACAACGCCGTTGCTGCCAGTCGCCCGCGAATAGCTGTAATGCCCGAACGATTCCGAGGTGTATGCCCCCGTTGGGTTTTTCGTCTCGTACTCCGCGCACTCTTTTGCAATCTCAACAAACGGGCGCGGCGGGTACAGAAACCACAACGTGCCGTCGAAAGTTTCCTCCCCGTCCGCATCCTCCATTGCGCCAGAAACAAGGCTGTGAACGCCGTCGTTCCGAGCGCTGCCGCTGATGTACACATAGGGAGAACCCACATCAGGGACGATTTTACCGCCCAAAATGCGAATCTCTCCCGTGTACTTGCAGCGCTCAAAAAAGTTGTTACACTCGCGCATTGCCATTTCCAGCGTCACAGCCATGTTCCCACCTCCATTAGGTCGCCGCCGTCACCGTCGCGCTGCCGGAACGAATTACGCGGTAGTCGCTGGTGCATTCCGCAACCGTCACCTTCTGCCCCGTCGCAATCGCAAGGTCGGACGTGCCGTCCCAGTTACTCCAAGTGCGGACATTCTGCCCGTAAGTCGCAGTCGGCGCGGTCGTGCCGGACTTCACCTTGTACAAATTGGAACTGGATTCCTTTGCGGGACTGACAGTCAGCGTCGTGTTGCCCTTGCCCGTGCCAGCGGCAGAGGAAACCGTCAACTGTCCCGTCGCCGCGTCCGTGATGGTTGCAATCCAGATGCTCTGCGGGTTGAAGATAACAGGCATGAACAATCCGGATGCCCGCGTCCAAAGAACAACGGGGTCGTTCTCCACCCACTGCGAAACCATGACATAGCGGTGCTGACCGGACTGGTTGACGTTAAGCCCGGTGTTCGCGGTGTTGACCGTTTCTTCCGGGGTCTGTCCCCACAAGCCCGCGCCGATGCGCGTCATGGCGCTGCCCGTGCCCAGGAACGTCATCTTGTTCTGCGGGAAATAGCGCTTGGTCGTGCGAATCGGTCGCCCGTCCGCGCCGATGCCGCCATCAATGGCGTACTGCAAATCGTTAGTGATAACGCGGTTGATGCCGTACTCCGTGGAAAGGAACGTATCCAGCGCGGCGTTGCTCACATATGCGCCCTCGCTCAACGTGCCGTTGATGCGCTTCTGGATTGCACGGTTTGCACGCATCTGATTCCGCACTTTGCGACTTGTAACGATGGTGTCAACCGTTGTTCCCGCTTCCTGCGCGGTGTCAGACACAAACTGAATCTGTGCCGGGATGTCCGCGTCCTCGCTGAAATCGAACGTGAATTCCGTCTGTTCCGGCTTCACGCCATAGTCGATAGTCAGGTCGAGGTCGTTCTCCTTGATGGTCATCTTGCCGGTTGCCAGAACCTCGTTCTTCGCAACCTTGGGTCGCGTAACAACTTGGTCGGCGAGCATGATGCCGTCACGGATAACGTAGTCATACATAGCGTCATTCTGCACGCCGGAACGCAGCAGCGCACGCATACGCTCGGACTGGTTAATCTTTACTTTAATCAGTCCCTTTTCGATGCTGTGCGTATCGACGGGAATGCGGGTGGCGATGTTCGTCCGGCTGTCGAAGCTGTGAAAGTCAGCCATCACGGGAAGCTGGTACTGGTTGGCAATCTCCTGCCACTTAGCCACGAGATTTTCACTGTATTCGTCGGGAAACAGCGCGTCCACCGGGTCGTTCGGGCGGCTGACATTAAAGCCGACGTCAAGCCACTCTTCCTTGGGAATCAGACCGAAAATATTGTTCTCAAAAGACGGAATCTGCATAGTATTCTCCTTTCGTCAGTACGGGCGAACCGTCGCGGCTTCGGCGGCGATGAAGTAGAAGCCCTTTGCCGTCAGCGCGCTCTTGGCGGTGCTGTTGATTTCGGCGGGGAGACGGCTCTCGTAAACCGTTCCGCGCGTCACGACGCTGCCGGGCATATCGCCGCTGGTAACGTCCACGTCCTCGTACACGATGCCGACGGCAGTGCCGTCATTCGCGGGGTAAACAGTCCCCATCTTGACGTACTTCGCGCCGTTTTCGGCGGTGGTAGCGCCCGACTGCTTAATCTGCTTGGTTTCGCGGATTGCGTCTTCCGCGTTTTCGAGGAAATAACCGGGCTGGTAAACAGTCCCGGTTGCCTTGCTGGTAAAGCTCATTTATTTGCTCCTTCCGGCGCAACTGCGCCATACATATCTTGTGCGTACTTCGCCGCCAGTGCTGCGGCGCGTCCGCTGCCGTGCGTGGCATTGCCGCCGCTCGGCGGGGTTGTGGTAGGTGTACCCTGCTGCTGCTGCGTGGAGAAAAGGTCGCCATACTCGCCCTTGAGCGCGTCAATCAGCTTGTCGCCATCCTTGATTGCGCCCTTGTCGTCGAGTTCGATGCCATCCAGTCCGCGCTTTGCCATCACGAGGTCAGCAAGTTTCTCCTGCATCCCCTTGCTGGTCAGCAGCTTTCTCGCGGCGGTTGTCAGCGTCGCGGTTTTCTTTTCCGTCTCCACCTGCTGCTTGTAGGCATCGAACGCCTCCTGAATCTTCTGCGCGTCGCCGCCGCTCTTCTTCGCGTCGGCAAGCTGCTGCTTGAGCGTGTCACGCTCCGTGGTCAGCGTCGCAATCTGCTTCGCCTCTTCCGCGTACTTGTCACGCTCCGCCTTGATGTCGTTGATTGCGTCGCTGTGGGCTTCCACAATCGCGTCAATCGCTTCATCAGGCACATTCAGGGCTTTCAGGTTTTTTCGGGTGAGGATATTCATGGTTCAATCTCCTTTGCTTCGGGGCGCGGTGCTTTGCGCCTTTGATTGTTTGCGGAAATGCGGTGCTTTGCTTTCCCGCTTATATGCAAACAGCGCACGGCGGTGCTTTGCCATGCGCTGATGTTGCTGTTATTAGTCCATATTCTGCTTGATTACGTCCGCCATGATGTCCACAAGGCGTTCCGCGTTTGCGGAATCCGCGAATGTGTCCGTCATGAACGGTCTGCCGGGGGTATATCCTCCCGGCATGACGCGGAACTCGCCATTGTCGCCCAGCTTGGGAAAGAAAACGGCGTGTCCCGCGTGTCCATCGTGTACATAATGCGCGTACTCGACGTTTGTGCCGATGGTTACTTCGTTGTTATCCGGGTCGATGTCGGCGGTGATGCTTCTCGCCAGATTGCCGGTATCGTAGACCTTATGCTCATAGCCTGTCACCATCTTCTCGCGCACCATGCCGACGGCTTCTTGCCCGACTGCCAAAAGCCCGATTTCAATTGCGCGTTTCAGCCTTTCGCTGATTTCCGGCGTGTGGTCTACGAACCCGTTCATTTCTTTTCCTTCTTTCGGATGTTGCCGTCTGCGTCCACATACTCGGTGGACAGGATGACTTTCGGCATAATCATGCAGTAACAATTGATTGTTTCCGCTGCGCTGCCGTTCGGGTCGCCCGGAAAGCGTATGTTGCTGTTCGGGAAGCACTCTCCTTGTTTCGCCATCTTGCCATGTCGCGCCATATGCGCTTCACGGCTATTCTGAAATCGGCAGAACCATTTGTTGTAAACCGTTACGCCTTGGTCTGCGGCTTCTTGCGACGCGGCGTAACTCGCTTGACTTTGTGAGCGCGTCCGTTCCGTCTGCGCCACGCGCCGCGCTTGCCACTCGCTCTGCCCCGTGATGTCGCTGATGCGGTTCATCAGTTTCTTCCGGTCCTCGCCCAGCGTGGAAGACAGCGCCAGCGCGTTTTGTAGCTTGTGGCGAATTTCGGTGTTCTGCCCTAAATTCTTGTATGCCAGCTTTGTGAATGCTGTCTCGTTCGCGGCGAAAATCGCTTTGATTTCGCGCTTGTTGGGCTGCGCGAACGACACCTTGACACCCGCGCGGTCTGCCTGCGCCTCGATAACGGTTTGCGCCTCTCCTAAGCTATCGGCGTACACGTCGCCCATCGTGTTCCGGATGTCGTCGGTTGCCCGTTTCCCTGCCTTGCAGATTTCCTCCATGATGACTTCTTCCACGCGGTATTGGCGGATAAGTTCGCGGACAAAACCAGCTTTCCACCTCTCTACCTTTTCGGGCGTGTCGTAGTACGCGGGCGGCTTTATCTTGCCGTCGTCCACTTGTTGCTTTTTTTGCAAGAAGTCTTTCAGGCGCTTCGTGGCGATATCAAGCGCCTCTTGGTACATCGCCTTTATGCGCATTTGCAGCGCGGCTTCGCGCAAATCGTTGCGCTCCACGTCCGTCACGGCTTTTTCTCCCACAACGAATCGTGTTCGTCAATGTACGCAATTGTCCCTACGATGAAGCCAAACCACAAGAGCCAGCCCGGAACGATAATCACGTTGTTAGCTGCCAACACTGCCAGAATTACCATCAGAATCAGAAGCATTCTGTTCGTCCCCCTCCGTCTGCTGCATTGCCTGTTGCGCCATCCGCATACCCAAAAGCGATTCTTCTTCCCCGCGCTTGATAATGTCGTCGATTTCCTCCGGCAGAATCATCGGATTGAGTTTCAGACGCGTCTCCTTGTCTAAATCGCCCTGCGCTGTGTAGATGTTCTGGATAATCTCGCTCTCGTTTGCGATTGTCTGTCGCTTGAAGCGGATTGTCTCCGTCTCGATGCCCAGAATCCGCAGCAGTTTCTGCACGAACTCAAAGCACTGCCATTCGTAGGCGTTCGCCTTCAAGTCCAGATTCGCCATGCTTGCCCGAATTGCAACGTTCGTCAGGCTGCCGCCCGTCAGCTCCGATACATCCAGCGCCATATAATCGCGGTATAGCTGCCGTTCCAGCAGTTCCAGCGCGGTTTGGCGCGCGGCATACGGCACTTCAAACGTCTCCGGCGTTACTGTGCTGGATGACGTGCCGTCGCTGATGTTCGCAATCGCTTTTAGTCGGTGAATCTGTTCCAGCATCAGCGCAACCTCGTCGAAGTTGCCCCCGAAGTTATTAAGCACCCAGTAAACATCGTTCGCCTTTTCCAGATTGTTTCCAAAGTCGGAAAGAACGATGTCGTACAGGTCTATTTTTGAGCGAATCGCCAGCGTCAGCTCCGTCTGCTTCTTGTCGTTGGCGTATAGCGGCACAATCGGCAGTGCACTATAATTCTCCTCGGACACAAGGCGCTCGCCTGTGATGTCCCTCGCATACGTCCGTTTGTAGGCGCGTTTTTCCTGCGCCACCTCCAAATTAGAGGCGTTTTCGCGCGTTTTGTAAACCGTCACGCCGTCCGGCTCGAATACACGCGCCATCAGCGGCTTGTCGTCGCCAATCTGCCAGAACTGCACACCAACCATCGGTTCGCCTGTCAGTTCGTCCAGCAGCGCCACGAACCCGCTGTTTTTATCCGTGTACGCACGCAGAATCTCAACGTGGTCGAGGTTCCAGTAGCCCCAGCAAACGCCATGCACCAGCGCATATAGTCCGATTTTCGCAAGCGTCGTATCGAACCCGATTCCCAGCTTGTCCTTCATTGCATCGTCTTCCAGCTCCACGCCATTGCCAAGCAGATAATTAGCCTGCTGCATGGTGAAGCGGCGGAAAAAGTCGCTGTAAATGCGCTGTCCGGGGACTGCTTCCGTCGCCGTCCCCTTCTTTTTGACCTTTTTCCCGTCGGCGGTGGTCTGCTCCGTCTCCGACGTTGTGGCTCGCAGCACGACTTTCGCGGAAACGGTGTCGTTCCGCGCCTCGTAGTATCGTTGCGCGATTCCCGCCTTGTCAAAGTCCGCGCTGTGCTTGTATGCACCAATAACCGCCAGCGTCGCCTTTGCCTTGTCCGGCTCGTTCTGCCAGTCTTGCCATGTGATTTTTGTGAACATCTGTATCACCCCCCAACATACAAACTCGCGCCGTTTCTGTCGAGAATCCGGCAGCAGCACGCGGCACTGTCCGGCGCGTCGTCATGCTCCGCGTCCTCGGTGTAGTCCATAATTTGCGCGATATAGTCCCTGTCTGTGCCTTCCAAAAACACGATATTTCCCCACCACTTTTTGAGGTATGTGCTGATTTTTAGGTACTTGTTCATTTTTTCCGGGTATGCGCGTACTGCCATATTGCGGCGGCGCAATTCCCGCGCCAAATAACCCTTGTCGCCGTTTGTCTCGCAGTAAATCGGCGCGCACATTAGGCGCTCCGTCTCCGATTGCAGTGCGTCCATCAGCGTGTCAACGTGCTTGCGCCACAAGCGCCCGTACAAATACAGTGTGTCGCCGTCCCTCTTGGCGCACGTCAGCGCAGTGTAGTCCTCGCCGCCATAGGCAGCATCAACGTGCGCGATGCCGTCCCGCAGCTTTTCCGCTTCCGGCGTGAACGTCGGTGGCGTATCAAACAGCGCATTTTCGGCGGCAATGTGGCGCAGCTCATAGTTCGCAGCAAACAGCGACGGCGACATTGATTTCCGCAGTTCTTCCAGCTTCTCCGGCGCAATTAACCCAGTAGAATAGCAGTCGTGCTTCTCCGGCGGCGCAACCAGCGTGAACGCGTCCTCGATGTGCCACGGTGTGCCTATGAAGACGATTCGCCCGTCGCGTGTGACGATGTTTCGCAATTCCTGTATAACGCCCTTGGTGCGCTCTCGTTCTGCGCGGCTGATGCGGTCGTTGAGGTTTACAACGTCGTCGCACACAATCAAATCCGCGTGCTTGCCAGTCATGGACGAACCGCAGCCGATGCCGATTAGCTGGTCAGCGCCACGCGGCGAATCGTACACGCTCACCGTCATGCAGTTCCCGCCCGATTTCAGCAGCGTCACGTCTTGCTGCATGAGGATTTGCGCCATGTAGCAAAAAGCCTCGTTCGCGAATACCTTTTTCGCTTGCGCAATGCTCTCCACAACGTCGCTGTCGGTTTTTCGCATGAAAATCGCGTTTTTCCCGTGATTGAGAACGCACCACATTGCCAGCGCAACGGAAAGGCAGGAGGACTTGTAGGATAGACGATGCGCTTGAAGCGTGTAATCGTCCGCTCCGAAGATAATGTGCTGCATCCAGCGTCCGTGAAGTTCGTCCGTTAAATCACGGAATCCGCACATTCTGCCGACTGCGGCGGGATGGTATCGCCAGATGTTCCATACCTCTTCCCGCGTTAGCGTCGTCATTTTACTTCTCCCCGCGTCTCTTTCAGCAGCTTGTCAATGTCTGCTTTCGCGTCCTCGGACAACTGCGGCGTTTTGACGGTCACGGTGTCGCCGGGGTCTTCCCCGATAATCCGCATGATATACTGAAAAGCGGGTAAATTCCCGTCTTCTGCCATTTTGACGGTGCGTCTCACAAGTGCTTCTCGCAACGTCCCGCCATTTTGCAACGGCTCTTCAAGCAGATTGAGCATCAGCTCCTTGACGGTAAAATTTGCTTTGCGCGCCTGCGTTGCTTTTTCGTGCGCTTTCCTCGCGTCACTCGTCGCCCCGTCCTTCCCGCTCCCGAACCTTTTCCCCTTTTGCAGGTTTGCAAGGCTATTAGGATGAGTTCCTCTCGGCATTCATGTCACCTCTTGGGCTGCCTGCGGATTTCGCCTGTCTGCCGGTTGATGGTGTATGCTACTCGGCGCTGGTATGCGCCAGATGATTTCTTCGCCAAAGCCGAACCGTTCCTTAGCTTTCGCACTGAACCGCTTGCCATGCTTTATTCCCCCTTATGATTTTGGGTTTCGTGTAGTCAATTGTTTTATACTTGTCGATTAGACTGTCGAACGCTTCCTTGTAGAAGTTAAACAGCCCCTCGTTCTCCTCGAAGTCGAACTGCTCAAGACAAGATGCGCTCCGCAAATTCGCGCTCCCCGTCAGCACATAATGATTCCCCTTGTGCGTTTCCATCAGCAGGATTTTCATGTGTGTGTTGGTGAACGCCACTTGCAGCTTGTTGTCGATGTCCAGCTCTTCGTACAGATACGGAATTAAATCCGTTTTGTAGTGGCTGTAGAAGTAGCCGGACAGCATCAGATTGATTTTCTCCACGTTGCGGAAAAGCAGCAGATTTTTGAAGCTGTCCACGTTGTTTTCGGAAAGTGACAACGTTGAACAGTAGATTGTTTTGAGGTCAATGCCGCGATACATCACAAGCGCTTCCGGCAAGTCGCCAAAAATGAAATTGCCCGGAACGATGCAAGTAGTCCGTGCGTTGCGTTCCAGGCAAATTTTTGCGGCAAGGTCTCGTGCATACTGAAAATCTGCCTTGTTGTAGATTGCCGACTTTGCCATCTTGGGCTTTATGATGCGCTTTTGCTCTTCCTCGTCCACGATGGAGAAGTCGGCGACAGAGAAGTCTATGTCGTCGTCGAGTTCGATTGTGTCGGGAAAGTGGATTTCCGGGATGTCGAGGTTGAGGTCGTCGCTCATTTTTTCGCAACCCACCCGCAAAAATTCAGGTGTCGGCAAAACATCTGAATATTTGTAAATCCAGCGCCTTTCAAAAGCTCTTCATTCCATTCAGGTTTCAGGTTCACGAGAACGCCTCTTAAACTTCTGCGTTTTTCGATGATTTGTGTATCGGAATATCCGTTCGCACGTTTTTGTGCATAGTAGCAGTCCGTCAGCAAATCGTCCATTTCCGCATCTTCTCCTTGTACTTTTTCAACAAGGATGATTGCTCCGCCTTTTTCCGTGTGATTGTAAATTTTTTTTAGTAGCTGCTGACGTTCCTCGATTGGAACGAACTGCAATGACAAAACCAAAAGCGTCAAATCAGCAATTGTTTGTGGATATTGCTTGGTAATATCGCAACAATACGTCTGCATTGCTCCGCAGCTAATCCAGCCGGAATATTCCTAGTTCACTGCTTCAATCATAGCATCACTATTATCAACAAGGAAACTCCGAATACGCGCTCCGTATTTCTGCAAAAACGGATAAATAGATAATCCGTTTGAACATCCAATATCAACAATATTTGATATTTTCCCGTCTTTCCTGAGATATTTTTCGCCAACTGCAAATGTTAATTCGCGCATCTGTACATATCCCGGAATGGAGCGTTCAAGCATATTGGGAAAGCATTCCGCGACATCTCTTCCGAATTGCCATTTTTCCTTTGGAATAATATTGTCGATTTCGCTCATGGCTTTTCTCCTTTTATAATTTATCGAGAATGTTTTCTTTTATTGTTCTCGATATTTCGCGCATCATTATTGGTGGAACCATGCGTCCGAGACGCTCCCATCTTTGCGCAAATGTTCCAGTTAAAACAAAATCGTCGGGTACGCTTGTTATTCTTTTCAGCTCCGCTATTGTAAATTTCCTGTCTTCTACCGGATGGCAATTCCCAGCTGTGCTGGAGTTTCCGGTTGTCTGACATATCGTCGAGCATGGAGCATACAGCGATTCTCTTATCAAATTGAAGTATGAACCATTTGCGACGGAAGCACCAGATATAGGTTTTTTTGGTTTCTCGATATTTTTTTTAGTATCTCTCCCCATTTGTATTTATTCGCATCCTTGATAAGCTGCTTTATCTCTTTTTCATCGTTTGTAATATTTTTCAATGCGTTCCCAAGCGGCACAATATAATTATAGGGTTTGGGAAAGCAAGGCATAATTCCTATATCGTTTCTTACACCGACGAAAATTATACGTTCGCGGCTTTGCGGAACACCTAAATATTTTGCATTGATTAGCTGCGCTTTTACTTTGTAGCCGCACTGCTCCATGCACTTTATATATTCTCGGAAATATCCGACAGCCGTTCCTTTTACCATTCCTGAAACGTTTTCAGCTACAAATGTTTTGGGCTGCAACCCATTTAGGATTCTAATATATTCAAGAAAAAGATTCTCTATCTGTTGACTTTTCCCGTCACTATATGCTCTTTTTTTTCCCCATCCCTTTTCGCGCTTTCCCGCTGTGGAAAATGCGCAGCACGGAGGCGACCCATCGAATAAGTCAAGCTCACCTTTTTTTAGTCCAGTCTGTTCAAGAATTTCCTCCGGCTTTATGTCTCGAATATCTCTTGTATCGAGATATGTGCCGTTATGATTGGCGCGATATGTTTTTTGAGCCTCTTCGACAAATTCATTTGCCCACAGAATTTTGTAACCCGCCATTCTATACCCAAGGCAAGAACCACCACCACCGGAGAATGTGCTTACTACATTATATCCATTCCACGGAATTTCATCTATTTCTTTCATAGAAGGAACGGAATAAATATTAGTTCCATTCATATCCGCACCTCGGACATTTATGCTTTACTTCTTCCTCCCCAGTAAATTCCTTAAATGTTTTCGGAGGCTCGTTTTCTTCGATGAAACTATTTAATGCACCGAAGCCGAACTCGCTCATATCAACATCAACGATTTCCGCCAGCTCTTGGTCAAGCGCCGTAAAGTCCCAACCGCTGTCCATGTTGGTTTTGTTGTGCGCCAGTGTGTACGCCTTGCGCTCTTCCTTCGTCAGGTGGTCAAGGCGGATGCACGGCACTGTTGGGATGCCGAGTTGCTTGCACGCCTCCAGCCGACCGTGACCCTCGACAATCAGTTTTTCCTTGCCCCAGATGCCGATGGGGTCGTCCATGCCGAACCGCTTGATACTTGCCTTGATTTCGTCGATTTGCTCCTGCGGATGCCTCTTTGCGTTCCTCGCGTATGGTTTCACGCGGTCAATCGGCAGCATACAATCCGTTTCGACGATTTTGATGCCGTTCCAGTCAATCAACAGTTTCCCCTCCTCTTCGTCCGTCGCGTCCCCGCCAACGCAACAAAGCGCATCGCGCATAACTCCCGCCGCCGAAGAGGTAAGAGCAGCACTTCCATAATCGCCTCTTCCAACAAAAAAAGACGCTTGCATCACTGCTCACGTCTTTCTTGCTGCTTTTACATTTTACATTATAGCACGGAAATTACTCTCATAACTCTCATTTTTTTATTTCTATATGTTTTTATTTCTTTTGCATTGCCAGCAATGCCGCCTGATTGCTCCGGCGTCTCTCAGGCGGCATTCTGTTGCGATTAGGCGGGCTTGATTGCTTCTACCTGCTGCTTTGTGAACAGGTAGGCGGTCGTGAGGAAGAACCCGCTGTTTTCCTCCTTGTCCGCTTCCACGTTCTTTTCGTCCTTCTTCTTGCTGGTCTTGGGCTTCCAGATGCTCACGGTCAGCGCGGCGTGTTCGCCCTTTTTGACCATGTATCCGCAACTCTTCCACTCGGCGAAGGTGTGAATCGGGAGGCGCATTCCGTGTGAGAAGTAGGCTTCTGCTTCCTCCTGCGTGAAGATTCCCGCTGCGACTGCGGAGTTCGCGATAATCTGCTCGTTCGTCATGGGGCTTTCTCCTCTCTTTACTTAACCTTCGCAACGACTTCGGGTGCAGCTGGCGTATCTTCTTTGCCTTTCTTCCAGCGAACGATGCTGCGCTCGTAGTCGCCATCCATCGTTTCGTCCCCGTACTGCAACTCGTAGCAGTATTTCTTCGTTTCGTAGTACCAGTTGATAGCCAGCTTCTGCGCCATCTTCTCGGTAATGCGGACGCCCTTCTTGATGCTCGCGAACTTCATAATACTTACCTCTTTCTGTCGGTGGCTTTATTTTTTGTACCGCCCTCCTGACACTATTATTATAGCATATACTGCCGTATATGTCAAGGGGTAAATCACATTTTTTCGAGATTTTTTGCAAACTTTTTGCGCAACGAAAAAGGCGCACCCCAGCGGATGCGCCCATGCTATTATTGTTTTTTGTTTGTAATTATCTCTCGCCCGACATAGGCGTTTACGGAATCAACGATTAGCTGCGCCACCGAGAGCCCGCGGCGCTTTGCTTCTTCTTCCAGCGCCTCTTTGCTCCCAGCGCGAACGTCGAAGCGCACCGTCTTGATTCCTTCTTTTTCGCGATACTTCCGCATCGCTCGGACTGACACGTCGCCTTGGTAGTACTCTTTCCTCATTGCCACAACCCCTTTCGAGGATATTGTAGCATAGGATGGTTGATTTTGCAAGCTGTTACTTTTCACGCTTCACCTCTACGATATAGTCCAAATCGTTTGCTCTTTCGCAGACTGCGACCATTTTCCCGTCCAGCTTTGCAAGGTGGCTGTACACGAAACCATCTTTTTCAAGGCGACCATACTTTTTAAGCTCTCTGTATTCTTCCTTCGTCAGCGTCACTTCCATCTTGCCCTCCTATCCGGAATTACATTATTGCAATCATCCCTGCGATATACATTGCTTCAAAATGTTCTCCTGTGCGGTTGTTTTTGTATATGAAATATCGGCTTGCGGAAAATCGTGATTCTTTCCGCGCGTACTTATCGGCTTCCTCTATGCTGTCAAACTTGGCAATTGTCCTCTCCAAGTATGGGGACATCTCCTGCTTCACGGTGTAGTACAACATATTGTTCCTTTTCTCCCCGTATAGCCGTTAGGTCAGCTTTTCGTCGCGTGGGTCTATGTTTCTCCGTTAGTTATCAATTATTAGTTTTCGCGCTTTGCCTTGATAATATCACAAGCAAGGCTTTCCAGATAATCGCGGTCCTCAGCGGTTATGCTCTTGCCACCGAGCAACGTTTGAATAATCCCCCTTATCATGCCCAAACCTTCTACTGATTCGCACGTTCTGATAATTACTTCAAGTCGGTAGGCAGTTGGATTTTTGAGCGGCTGATACTTTGTTTCCATTTTCTTTCCCTTTCTGTCTGGGGCTTTATTTTTTGTACCTCCCCTTGACACTATTATTATAACATATACTGCTGTATATGTCAAGGGGTAAATCACATTTTTTTCGAGATTTTTTGCAAGAAAATCGCGCACCTTTCGATGCGCGACCGCCTTATTCCGCGCTCTGGATTTTCCGTTCCGCGTTACCAATCACGCGGAAGACGTGCTGCTCGGAATACGCCAGATTGTAGCTGATTTCCCGGACACTCCTTCCCTCCAGATACCGCATCCTCATGCACTGCACTTCCAGCGGACTTTCCAGCGCATCCACCAGCGGCGCAAGCTCTTCGCGCATCCTGCACAACTCGTCCCAGATTGCTTTCTTGCGTTCCAGTGCCTCGATGCGATACAGCAGCCCTTCCTCCGTGCTGTTCATACTTCCGCCCCCGCGCGGCGCGTCGCTGATTGTCCGCGTCAGCTTCTGCGCCCGGATTCGCGCCTGTTCTGCTCGCAAGCAAGCCATAGGATACCGCCTGATGAGATACCGCATCCGCTTTAAGTCAACCATTTTCCTCTCCCGCGACCGCCCACGATTATTTTACTCCTTCAAACGCCTTAACGATAGCTGTATACAGCGCCGGGCGAATCTGTCCGCTCATTAGCTCCGTGTACAGCATATCTTGTACCTTCTCAATTGCTCCGTTTGCCTCCTTCTCGCCGTTTAGCCGCCTGATTGCGTCCTGCGTCGCCATGACTTTGTAGGCATCGTGGCGGCTTTTGCATCCACGCGAAACGTTCCCTGCAAGTCGCTTTACGTTCTTTTCCAGCTCTTTCTCCAGCCAAAAAGAGTAACGGATTTCGTCGGTGTCCACCATTGTCTCACTCTCCGTTCATGTATCGCATAATCGCATCAATCGCTTCTTGGCAGCCCTTTGCCACAACGCAACGGTAGCCCTCGGCAGTTAGCATCTTCATGCGCTCTTTCTGTGATGACGATACCGTCCCGCCCTTCCGCCGCTTCATCTCGATAAAAAGCCCGTGTTCACGTCCGTTGGAGACGGGCAAGAAGATGTCAGGCACTCCTGCACGCGTCCCGGTTCGCTTCATTCTTGCGGCGGTTGCTTTGGCGCGATAACCGCCGTTAGGGATAGCGAACATCCCTTTCAGCCACGGCTTCGTTGCGCTTTGAGCCTCCGCCCAATGAAAAAGGGCTTCCTGCTCTTCATCTTCCGTTGGAATTACATTGGCATAAAGAGAACGCCATGTAGTCCGCACTTTGGATTTGTACATTTTACCCATGCGCCTCCCTAAACATCAATCGTAGTGTATCGCTTCATCATTGCGTTGCAAACCGGGCAGATTGACAGCGCGTTCAGCCAATCTTGCTTTTCGACCATGCTCCCCCTCCTTTCTGCGCCTTGATGCACATAGCGGCAACCTGCACAGCTTCACAAGCCAGCAGTGTAGCTGCCGCTGCTGTTTTGCTCGCGCGTACCTGAAACGCATCTGCATCGTCCCGGCGATTTGCAAGCCACACGTCATTCGCCTTTTGTCGAACGCGCTGCATCTCTTCGTTGGCTTCCTCGATTTCCTCCCAGATTACGGAGAACGCCTCCGGCATGGAGTTGAACGTCTCTCCATGCTCTTTTTGCGCTCGGAGAAGCTCGGAGAACACAACCGTCACAATCTCATCTTGCAATTCTTTCAAAATCATCATCACTCCTTGTTGATAAATGCGCAAGCAACACATACCGTGCCGCCAGCAGACACAACACGCCGATAACCGTCATTGTCATCCCCCTAACCACGCGGCAAGCGTATCCGTTCCGGCGTAAACCAGAATCGAAATGATACAGTTGACGAGCGCCAGCAGAATGTAAACGTACCACGGTCGCGTTTCCTTCGCCAGCAGGAAGCCCGTCAGCCCCAGCCCAATCATCGTGCCGAAAATCACCGCCTCGGGCAGCGTTACCATGTTCATTAGCTTTCCTCCTCCATTTTTCCCGCCCATTGCTCCGCCATAGCCTTTGCAATGCCCGGAAACGTCTTACTCCGCTCCTTTGCATCCTCTCCACGCTTCGCTGCGCCGTATGTACTGCGGTTTTTCCGTCCCGTCCCAGATGGCACATATGGCGCGATTGGCTCAACTACGTCAGTCGGATGCAGCGGCGGAAGCCCTTTGAGCCATAGACGCGTTTTCTTAGTGTACGGATGTCCGAACATATACGGCTGAATCTCCTGCGTGTGCGGCGGCATCTCGAACACCTTGCTTGATACAGGATTTTCCACCGCGATTCGTGGAATGTCGGCGTTGTAGAAGCACATGAAGAACGCCTTTGCTTCCAGTCCTTTTTGGTATCTTGCCATATCCAGTTTGCCTTTACGCGGGTATAGGCGGCAAGCTCCCGCGTTGCTCAAATAGGTGCAGGGCGGATGCGCAATCAGCATATCCCATGCGCCTACATCATGTGCTTTGCCGTCAATCGTGACGATTCGCCCCCCCAGAAGTGCATCCAGCGCATCACCGTGAATGTGCCATTCTGGATGTCCGCCAGATGGCTCTTGTACGTCGCATGAGTACGCTTCATGCCCCAGCTTGCGCATTTCAATCGTCACGGCTTGCGATTCTTCGCAGGCTACAAGGATTTTCATTTGCTTTCCTCCAAGAATCCCATCTGCCCATCAAGCGGTTCCTCCTTCCGTTTTGTACGCGGTAATCGCTTGATGAGCGGCACATGGTCTGCCGCAAGCGGCTTACCATACAGCCCGCAAGCTGCCCACTTTTTCGTCCAGTCCGTCGCCGACGAAAAGCTCACGCCGTATGCCATGCACTTGTACCGCGTATGGCTTGTTGTTACGTGAATGCAAAGATTCGGGCAGTCTGCGCACCTATGCGCAGTGTTTTTCCCGTACTCGCGGTGCATAGCCGTGATTTTTCGGTCAGCCATCGTTTTCCTCCTCCGTCGCAATCTGCGCCTTTGCCAGCTCGATTGCCAACAGGTACGTCCTTTCGTGCTTTGTCCCGGCATGGACTTGCTTGACTTCTGCGGCAAAGTCGTCAATTGTGCCGTTGAAGCATCCGCAGGAGACGTATATTTTCCTATCCTTGCCACGGCAAAAAGTGGTTGTGTCGTCACGGCTACCGATTGCTCCGATGGCGATGTAATCAGCCGAATCCGTCACCAACGCCTTTCCCGTCACGCGTGCCGAATCCATCACCAACGCCTCGCCCATCACACGCGCCGAACCCGTCACCCACGCCGAACCCATCACCAACGCCTTTCCAGTCACGCGCGCCGAATCCATCACGCGCGCCTTTCCCGTCACGCGCGCCGAATCCATCACCAACGCCGAATCAGCGACCCATGCTGCGCCTTTCTGAGACAGATTTCTCTCCGCCTCAATCCATCCGCCCAAGTCACCAGCCTTCACGTTGTGTTCCGGGATGTCGCGTACTGCACAGATGCGGTGCAGTATCTTTCCGCCGATGTTTTTTACTTCGCCAGTAAACTCATACTTCATTTTTGGTTTTCCTCCCACGGTATATTCGCCATTTCTTCCGGCGTCGGCTTCCGCACCCAGCAGCGCCAAGTTTTCCCGTAGTCGCTTGCAAAACGCAATACTTCATCTTCAAATCCTACAACGCATAAGATACATAGCGCGTCTTCTTCGTCGTATTTGCTTATATATCCCCATTCGCCTATTCGCTTATTGTACTCAACCCACATAAGTGCTGCTTTCTTTGCTTCGATGTCGGCAGCTATAATGCCATTTATCTTTGCCCACGTCAGCACGCGATTCGGCTCTTCGTAGCGTTTCTTTGCGACAAAATATGCAGCCAATTCCGCCTTATTACACGATTCGCTATTTTCTTTTTTTGGCGACGTCGCTCCGCAGTTCGGACATTCAAAATTGCACCATCCGCCGCCATTTGAGTAGGATAACAGGTTTTCATTCATCGTCGACCCGCAGTACGGGCAGCGCGGGTCTTTGTTATGCTCATTCATCCTCTTCTTCTCCTTCCCACGGATTGTCCTTCGGAAGCTTCTGCCAGTGCGTCACAAGCTGCGTGATGTTGCACAGGCTGTAAGTCATCCATTCGCCATCTCCGTAGTATTTCGCGATTGTGACTTTACTCCCCGCCTTGACGAGATACGCTTCCTTGTCCTCGTCCGGCGGCAGCTTTTCACAAGCATCTACCCAGTCGTTCGGCATTTCTCGCCAGTGCGTCACTTTGAATTCGATGGTTCTTCCATCGTAGTCACGCTTCCATATTCCATAGCCATAGTACCAAGCAACCGTCAATTTAACGAGCGATGCTTTTTTTGTTGCGACAAGACACTTTCGCTCGCCTAATGGACGTACCTTGTCCACGGAAAACCATTCCGGCGCACGGCGATTCCACGCTTTAATCGTGCTTTCTTTCGTTGAGTTGCCTCCGCCAGTGATTGTAGCGTTACAGCCAGAACACCGACAAATCCAGCTACAAAAGAGGGCACTCATATTATCCAGCTCGATTTTGTTTCCGCCGCAAAACGGACACGGTTTCAGGTTATAATCCTGCATTCTTCTTTCTCCCTTCGTCGTTATTCCACGCTCTCACGGCTGCGGCTCTTGTTTTCCCAAGCTCACCGATATAGCCACAGTCCAAGCATCTTACCTCAAAACCGTTACCGTCGAAGAATTTACAACACATTTCTACGTACTTGCCCCCGCAATTCGGGCAAGGTTTTGGTTTTACTCGCATTACGCCCGCTCCCATCCTAAACTTTTTGATATAGCAGAGACCTCTTGCGTAATCCAGCTCTTAAAGGTTTTTGCTTCGGACTTGCTGCTCCCAAGAACGAGAGCATATAGACCGCTTTCGCTGACGCAAGCCAATTTGCGTTCTTGGAACGTTCCGTCCGAGCTGGTATGCGTTAAACGCACTGTAACTCTTTCGTCCTTATCAAGGCGGCGCGTCGCTGTTGGGTCGATGTCCAGCGCTCGACAAATGTCAATCGTCACAAACCACAGTCTTGGTTCTCCCTCTTCGACGAACACTCGGATGTTTCCAAACTGTTCGCTCTCCAAAATGATGATTTTGTGCATGACTTCCATCCTCCTATTCCTTTTTAAGGCAAGTATATCGCATGTGCGGCTTGTCGAAGCCAAGATGCACAAGCCCCGTTGCGCCGTTTCTGTTCTTCCTGATTCGGCACGTTTGCCACGTCAAGCCGTTCGCTTGGCAATTGTGGTACATCTGCCATCTGTCGCTGTTCGCGTCCTGCGGCTCTTCCGGCTCATGCAGGATGAGAAACACGTTCGCGTCCTGCTCAATCGCGCCGCTGTCTCGCGCTTGCGACATATCCGGCTCGCTTTTTGTCGCTTTGCCGAATCCCTTCTCGCTCTCACGGTTGAACTGCGTCATACAGAGCAGCGGAACGCCTAAATCCATCGCCATCAGCTTTAACTCGCGGCTGATTTGCGTAACTTCCTCCGTGCGGTTTCCGCACTTCTCATCGGCTCTCATGAGTTGGATGTAATCAACTACAATCAGGCTCATCCCCTGCTTGCTTGCTTTCATCTTCGCCGCTGCGTTGCGGATTTGCAAGGGCGTGACCGCTCGCTCCTCGATGCTGATTGGGAGATTCGCGACAGCTTGATAGCACGGCGTTATGCGCTCGAAATCTGACAGCTCCATTTTGCCAGTGGACAGCTTTTGCAAGTCCACCCCGGATTCGTTCGCCAGAAAACGTGCTACAATCTCTGCCGGATTCATCTCCAAGGACACCATCAGCACCCCGCCGCCGTGTTCTGCGACGTATTTCGCCATGCATATAGCCAACGACGTTTTACCTACGCCCGGACGTGCGCCGATGTAAATGAGCTGTCCCGGCTTGAATCCGCCGAGCCTATTATCAAGGTCTGCGATTCCGGACATTATGCCGTCTTGCTTTCCGATTGAATCCACAAACGCGAACACTGCGTCTTTCATCGTTACGCCGTCATCGACGGCTGCTGATGATTGCGCCGCTGTTGCGCATTCCGCTTGAAGAGATTCCACCGACGCGCCGGGATTGCCCACGTCTTGCAGAATTTTTCTCGCCAGTGCTGCAAGCTCGCGACGTTTCGCGCACTCCGCCAGAATCGCTATATATTGCCGGGACATGACAGGAGAGATACCCATTTTTACGCATTCCATCAAGAGGGCGGTGTTTTGCAAGTCGCATTGTACCTCTGCGTCCAGCGTTACAAGGTCAACGTTCTTTCCTTGCTTTGCAAGTCGCATGATGCCGCGCTGACAGGCTTGCATTTCTTTTAACCCGAAAATGCTGTCCGGCAGTGCTGCAACCTCTTGTGCGACGATTGCATCCTGCATTGCAAGCCCAATCAGGCTCTTTTCCGCGTCCTCGTTAATGTATGCGTCCATAATTAGCTAAATCTCCCCGCTAATTCTTCCAACTTCACTCGTTCCTCTGGATGCTCTAAAGCTCGTTGCTTTGCGTACTTTTTGAATACCTCCCCGAACGTTACCGACGGCGGCTTGTAGTCGTAATCTGCGCTTGATACTACCGTGTATTTCTCTGCATCAATCCGCGCTTGGCGTTCTTCCTCTTGTCGTTCTTTTGCGCGTCCGTTAATTACGCCTTTTAGGTATCGAATATTCGGTTTTCCTGCTTCCCCGGCGATTTTGACGCATTCCAGAACTTCTTCCGTTCCGTTGTCCGCCACAAGTTGGTTGAGCGTCTCCATTGTCGCCGTCGTGTCGGGGAATCCCTGCCGTTTCGCTTCGTCCAGCACCTCGTTTGTGCCTTGCTGGATTTCTGCTGCTTCTTCGTCGCTGATGAAGGATGCAGGGGTACGCACTTCGGGCTTCTGCTTTGTTTCGGGATTGAGCTGTGCCGGTTCAGGCTTCGCCTTTTTCGGGCGACCGCCAGCGCGTCCGGCTTCCGCCCTCTCCTCGCGAATTTTCATCACGCGGTCGAACTCGCGTTTGAGCGAAAGATAGACAAAGATGGCATTCCCTTCCGGCGCTTTGCTTTCCCCGGACGTTGCGTAATTAAGATACGCCTTGATTGCTTTCCCTGCTTCTTCGTCCGTCAGGTAGGAAAAATCTTCTGCCATGATTGTCTGAATCGTCACATACTCAAGCTCCATTTACTTTCTCCCTCCGTTAAAACGGCAAATCCTCGTTGTATACCGGGGTGTACTGCGGCGCTGGCGGTTGCGCTGCTCCGCGTGCTTCCGTCTGCGGTGCATCCTGCTTCGCGCTGTCCAGAAACTCAACGTCCTGCGCAAATACTTCCAGCGTCGCGCGTGTGCTTCCGTCGTTGGCGGTGTATGTGCTGACGCTGACGCTGCCAATCACACACACCTTGCGTCCCTTGGCAAGGTACTTTTGGCACGTTTCCGCTTGTTTGTCCCAAACGGACACGCGGAAGAAGTCTGCTTCCGCCTTTTCACCCGGTTTCGCGCGGCGATTGACAGCAAGCGTGAAGTTGGCGACGCTCTTGCCGCTCTGCGTTGTGCGCAACTCAACGTCCCGCGTTAGATTCCCGATGATAGTCAGCTTGTTCATTGCTTTTCCTCCCCAGTTTGTACAGCTTCGCTATTTTTTCGTCGATTTTTACGGGCTGAATGTGGTACTTTGCATCAAAATCCGCCTGTGCCATCGTGTGGCACTCCGTGTGATGTACCCGGCAAAGCGGTTCACACGTCAGCCCGATATGATTGATTTCCGTACGGTCTGCGCCCATGCCGACGCGCTCCCAGTGGTGCAAGTCTGACGGTCTGCGTCCGCAGACGGCGCACTGCTTGTGCATCACGCAAGCATAGATATACGCGCCGATGTCCTCCGCGTACTCCACAAGCGGCTGTTTTGTCGGAATGTCGTTGATAACGCAGAACTCAACAAGCCAATCAATATAGAGCCGTGCGGTTGTCATATCCCCGTCGGACAGGCTGAATGCCTTGATTGCCTCCGCTTGCAGCTTGTCAATCCGCGCTCGCAGAAACTCCGCCTTGAGCATCGTGTTGATGTCGCTCTTGTCGCCCTGCCCGATGTATCCCGTCGCGGCGGCAATCTCGCCAATCAGCGCCCACGCCTTGCGCCGTTGCTCTGGACTAATTGTGCGGCAGTCCTGCCAAAGCACCGTGACGGTATCCGATAGGTTTTCCGCATCGGGGCGGGCAGTCTGGATTGTCAGGCTGCCCGGCTGCTCGATGACTTTGCCGATTGTCGCAATCATGGCTCACTCCACGGCTCGCGTTTGGTTTCTTCGCGTGTCGGCTCTTTTTCCCAGCAACGCCACTTTGTGCCGTAGTCCTCTGTGTAGACGTAAAATGTACCAATGCCGATGTTGTAAGGTATAACGCGCCACGGGTATGCATCCGTTTTCAGCCATGCGCGAATCGGGATGTTGTCTCGCAGTTCCAGCCACACGCGCGCCGTCTTCTTGTTTTGCGCGCTTGCTTCGGCAAACGTCAGAACGCGGTTTCGCTGCTTAGTCGTCATCGTCACTTTCTTCCTCCCTTGGCAGAAATTCTGAATCGCACGTCGGACAACGAAGCCGCGCTACTCTTCTTACCATATCGAGTACAACGTATTTCATTTCATCGTCGCAGTACGGGCATCGCGGCATAAGTTCTTCTTTAGGCATTCTTTTCCCCCTCCCACGGCGTTTCTTTCAGCGCATTTTGCGTTGGCTTAAACGTCCAGCATCGCCAACGGCTTCCGCACGCATCCGCATCCAGTTTAAAAACGCCGTCAGCGCCGAGCAACGAAAACTTAAACAATGTTTTCTCGCCATGTGCTTCCATTCCTTTGACTACGGTGTATCCTTTAATCACGTCTTTATATTCCAGCCACATTATAATTTCTTGTTCCGGGTCACCTCCAAATCCCCAGCAACATACTGTTTTTAACAAATCATCTATCGTCAGAACTTGATTATGCGGTTTGCACCGGTGCACTGCGTCATCATAGGCGTTTTTACACGCCTTGCTAAACGATTCCGTGTCCTCGTTAATTGGCGACATGGAACGGCATTTAGGGCATCTATATGCAGCGTATCCTCCGCCTGTGATGTACCTTTCGGAATCGCACCGCATTTCCGTGCCGCAGTACGGGCATCGCGGCATAAGCTCTTCCTTATACATTCTTTTCTCCCTCCCACGGCGTTTCTGTCCTCTCCTGCTTTGTCGGATTACGCAACCAGCAGCGCCATTTTTCTCCATACTCTTTTGTACTATAAAAATCTGCTTCTTCACATATGATTTGCTCGAATGATAAATACCTATCGCCAATGGTATATCCTTCTTTTATACATCCCGGATAAATTAGAGAATCTTTTCCCCATTCGAGCCAGCAAACGCGATTATACCAGTCCTTGTTTTCGGCTACGATTTCCAGCACCTCTCCAAGCGTCAAAACTCGATTCGGCTCTTCTTTCGGCTTCAACTCACGCAAGGCATTCACCGCCTCTTTTTTTGTCGCTTTACCGTACACAAACGATGAGTTTGCGCCGCACTCGTTACATGATAAGCGCCCAACCCAGCCATTATAGTCCGTTAGGAAAACGTCGCCTGTGTCTGCTTTCATTTCTGCACCACACCACGGGCAGCGTGGGAACATCTCGTTTTTATTTTTCACAGCTTTTCCACCACCTTCTCCATGCGTTCTGTGTTGAGTTTGTGATAGTGCTTGCGCCGATACTCTTGCGCTTTACGGATTTTTTCTCTATTTGCCAAATAATACTTGCGACTATATTCCTGATGTTTTTCTCTATTCTCGCGATATTTCGCAAGCACCTGTTCTCTGTGCGCCCAATAATATTCGCGATGCCGTTTTTGCAATTCTTCCTTTCGCGATTGGTAGTAAGCCTGTTGATATTGTCGACGCGCCATTCCGCGTTCAGCCATTTGCGTCAGCTCGCTTTCCTGTGATAAACTTCGCCCTCGGCAGCGTCTCAATCCATGCGCAGAACGCCCTCCATTCCGGCAGACGGTGATTCTTGCGCTGCTGGTAAATCGTTTTGAGCTGCCGATAGTTGGTGGTCATCCGCGCCGTCAGCCGCAAGCCAACAGGCACGTTGTAGAGTACTGCAAGATACCGCTCCGGCGTTGGGGCTTCCTTGTACTCCGCAACCAGCTTCTCCACAAGCTCGATTGTCTCCCGGCGAACGTAGTCGATGCATTGCTCGTCGATGTCCATGCTTGTTATGCGGTGCATGGTGGACTGGCTCGATACAAAGTCCAGAAAATGATACCGTTCGGCTTC